AATAGTACACACAAAACCTCTCTTTGTCAATTGCACCAAGACAAACTAATAGCACTATATGCAGTATCTCTAACTCATTGATATACAATATATAATACATACAATACATATGAGTGGTATATAGTGCATTTAACAGACTAGTAGCTAAGTAGTTGATAAGTTAGGATTAGTATAAGTATAAGGTACTCAGTTACCATGGGAGTGCTGAGGGATTTGCATAGGGTTGCTATGAATCATACCGAATACGCACACTATTGCATCAATTGTGGTGTAATTATATACTTATTGTGAATTTATATTACTAAGGGCGACTACAAGGCTAGAAGTACCATTTAAGTTGGTACAAATAGAGAAGAGAGTGCATGTTTCCATACACTCCCTATCTCAGTTAAGATTGGTTAAGATTGGTCTGGATTATTGGCGAAGAATTCCTCATCTTCCAGGATTAACGCCATCTCCAACTCTATTTCACGATCCAGCATTTCAAGTTCTTCCAACAGGTCATTATAGTTGTCGCTGGCGGGATCAGTTTCGTTGAGCCTTTTGTTAAGACGTTCAGCCTTGTCCTCTAAGGTCTCGATGGTGGTCATGGTCTGTGTACTCCTGATTAGATTAGAATGGTGAATCGGGGACATGAACTCTGAACTTATGCAGTAGAGTGTAGAGGTTACTGTGTTTGGTGTAGTTTTGTAACCATGCGATGGCTTTGTCTCGTTCCTCTGGTGTATATATCATTGTACTCTCATGCATCTTACCATTCTCGAAGCCTACTACGATACGATGGTGATCCTTGCCTATTGGTGTAGTAGTAATGCTGTATCCTGATCCCCAAACTGTGTCAGTTACATGAATGGTCTTAGTAGGTGTGTCTGTCTTAGTGAACATCTTACATCTCCATTGGTGAAAGGTTAGTGAGGACTATTTAAACCAACAATCCTCACAGATATTAAGAACAAGGATACAATAGTGTAATCAGCTCGTCATATCTTCTACAGTGATCATAGAGTATAGGATCATCTATCCAACCTCGCAATCTCTGGCACTCTATATCTCTAATACCAGACTCTTGCAAAGCTCTAGTTCTTACTTCTAACTCAGCCCAAAGCTCTCTCTCTAATATACTAGTATCGATGTGTGTCATGACTCATTCCTATTTTAAACCAATAATCAACACAAGTATAGGGGGGAGGGTGTCTCCGAACTTACTTACTTTCGATGGGGATAGCACTCCCCCCGTCGAATCCAAACAGGGGTCTTTAGATGTCCAGCTTGAGGGTTAGTTCATGTCAACCATACCCCTATGCTCCTATGCCACTACTTACTATAATAACAATAACAACTAATACTAATACTAATACTAATAGATGCTAGATGTTGAATGGACTACAATGTTTGGTGAGGAGTTGAAGAGTAGTTCTGAGTGTTACGGGGTGAAGGTGTGCCCGCCCTCTAAACCGAGTGCGGGAAAGTACACACTACAGAAGAATAATGCATTATTGGTTTGACACGATATTTGGAATATGGTATTTCTTACTACAACAACAACACGGGGGGAAAAGCGAAGCGAAGCAAGAGCAGAATGCTATTGGTGTATGAAATGGTATATTGACATTACTACATATACTACATACACTATATATACTACTGATAACAGCACATCAAAACACACGGAGAAACAAGAGATGGCTAACTACTCAGGATTATTCAACCATATACATGGAGAGGACTACTCTCTTAATTCAGGACGTGCCCCTAATAGATATCACCTAATGCGTATACTTCGCAAACGTGGTATGGCTAATGTACGGGAAGTTCTTACTACTGCATTAGAAGATAGCACTCCAGCCTCCACAGCTTCAGTTAGTTACTCAAGAGTTGCTGCTGCTGCTAATACAAGTTCCAATGTACAAGGTGGTGCACGTACTATTGAAACTAAGCAAGAGTTTGGACCTACTCTGAACAATACTGATATCGATGCTACAGGTGCGAATACTTCTCGTGCTATTACTGCTGCTGATATTACCGAACTACAGGAAGACCTAGCACTTACTGGTGATAGGAACAAACGCAACCCAACTAATGGGTCTGGTGTTGTTACTTATCCTGTAGATCTATCAGGTAATGGTGGTGGTGGTAAGGGTGCGAGTAAAGCATAATGCCTAGTAGATTATCTGGTATTACAGGACAAGATCAACAGAGATTGCAATCAGGAGGGGCACAAGTTCCATTAGGGACTGACGCTCCAATTGATTTGCTTGGAGAAGGAAGTAGTCAGCCTACTTCCCCAGTAGCCCCTTCACCTAGTACACTCCCTGATCCCTCACTATCTCCCGGTACTGGTGAGGGGGTTACGACTACTCCTCCAGGTCTTGAACCTATGAATCAAGAGTTACATCCAACTACTAGCCTACTTCTAGATGCTGCTACTCAAGGTGATCCAGAAGCTATTAGTATTATAGATGAACTCATTCGTACAATGGAACAGTTTACACAGTAAGGTGTAAGATGCTTGCTATTGGTACTGAACCTCTAAAACTAGCTGATGGTACATTAATTAACCCTGATAATGGGGAAGTTATACCTGTACAAGAAGCTGGTATGACTGAGGTTCCGAACTACCAAGATATACAAAGAGACTTCACTGATCGTAGAAAACGTATTAGTGATATCCCTGTACCTATTAAAGAGATGAATGCAATTAGTGTAGTGATTAGCTATACTATCTTCGGACTACCTAATGAAGACATTGCAGAAGTCCTAGGTATCTCTGTAGAGTATATCGAAAACATGAAACTGTCTGATGGTTATAAGGAACTTATGGAAGGTTTCATTACTAACATCGCAGAGACAGATGGTGATCACGTAAGAAGTCTATTCTCCCAACAAAGTATTCTAGCTGCTAGGACTATTACAGGCATGTTGAATAGTGCTAGTCCTCATGTAGCTATGAGTGCTGCTAAAGATGTGTTAGATCGTGCAGGACATAGACCTGCTGATGTAGTAGAGCACAATCATAAAATGGAAGGTGGACTAGTCATTAGACATGTAAGAAGGTCTGAAGATGAAGAGATCACTATTGATTTAACACCTGATGGAGATTCAGTCTAATGGTTGCATATAGAGACTTGAGTGGGAACAATCCTACTCACCACTTCTTAGATAAGCCTACACTACGTAGCTCTCCTGCTGTAGAGTATGGGACAGCAGTTGATCCTAGTTCAGTTGATAGAAGCTTTAGTAAGTTTGCTCGTGCTATTTACATTGGTACGAATGGAAACATTGAAGTAGTTGATCAACGAAACAACTCAACTGTGTTTACTGGAGTAGTTGCTGGTACTATACTAGATGTACAAGGAAAAGGTACACTTGCTGCTGGTACTACTGTTACAAACATCGCACCTTTGTTCTAGGAGATAGACATGGATGGATTCAATCACTTTCCTCCCGATCCTGGGATGAGCCAATTACATACAATACTAGATATCATTAATAACAAAGATAAGCTTACTGCGGCTACTAAGAACTTTGAATCTAGCAGAAAGAAAGCTAATGCTACAATTGAAGAAGTAAATCAGAAGTTAGCAGAACTTGAAGCTAAGAGTGCAGATCTTACTGTACGTGAAAAAGCTTTAGCACGTATGATCATTACTGTTAATGAAGATAACGTAGAATTAAAGAAACGAGAAGATGCAGTAATAATTGGTGAAGAAATCTTGAAGAGAGATCAAGATGGACTTAGTAGAGAGATGCAGAATGGACGTAGTGATGTACGTACTGGTCTAATTGAAGTAGAAGATGTTAAAAAAGTTGTAGCTATTAAAGCTGATGAACTTGATGAACGTGAGAAAGCCGTAGCCATTGGTGAAGCAGAGATGGTTGAATGGAAGAAGAAGATGCGTTCACTAGGAGTTAATAAGAAGTAATGGCTCTTACTGAACATAGCCACACTATTATCTTTCCATGGGGGGAAGATAAGAAAGTTATATCACAGAAACGTGATATGCGGTATGCTAAAGATGGTGAACTCTTTATGCGGTGTGGACACTGTGGTAAGACAGACTTTACTATTCTAATTAAACCTAACCTTGCGACTGGTGCAAAGATAACTACTGCTTGCTGTTCTCTATGTAATTGGACATTCCCATTTGATGATCAAGGAAATATAGCTGGATCGTTTACTATTACAGAAGAGAAGGCAGATGCAAAGAAGAGAGAGATGATCAATGAACGACCAGACACTTAGACAAGTTGCATACTATAAGAGACGTATTGCATTATACCCTGAACACCCTAGACGTGTTTGGATGGAAGAACAGATTCAAGAGTTAGGAGAAGGCATTGAGTATCCTCCTGTAACTGATAAGATCATGCTACGATCTGAAACTCTTATTGGTAGTATTGAGAAGTTACAGACAATCCTACAAGATAATCCAGAACATCCACATAGAGAAAAGTTTGTAAGACTAATCAATGAGTACCAAGGTTCATTATATAACATTAAAGAGTTTGGTACAGAGAATCCTAGAGCAGCTCAGATTAATGCAACTAAGATTGAAGTTCCTGCTCATGTAATGAAACTTACTACGGAGATATAACTAATGGTTACTATTGATCACTACGACCAATTCGTAGAGTTAATGGGTGATGTTGCTGCTGGTTATACAGGACTAGATAGTGATACACAAGTAATAATGCTCATGAACTCTTCTCATGTGCGTACTACTTCTAATACTCTCCGTACTAATGTTAATGCAAATGAACTAGCTACTGGTAGTGGATATACTATTAGTGATGGTGCTGGAGCTGGTGAAGTCTTAACTAGTACGACATCTAGTCAGGCTAGTGCTGGTGTTTGGATGTGGGATGCTGCTGATGCTAGTTGGACTGCTAGCGGAGGTAGTATTGGTCCGGCTACTGATGCAGTTATCTTTAATGATTCTATTACAACTCCATTGAATGCTTTGATGATTGATATTGACTTTGAAGCTTCTGAAACTGCTGGTGCTGGTACTGACTTCATTATAGCCTTTCATGCTAATGGTATTGCTAGGATAACGTAATGGCTACTCCGACACATAGAGTTCGTCCATCTCTTAATGAGCGGTTAGGATCTGTTCAACGAGATGTAGTTGAAATTAAAGGGATTATGTCTAATGCCTTGAGTGCTTTGGCTGCTGGACCTGTATCTACTAATCAAGTAATTGGATTAGCAGTAAGTTGTAGTAGGGTTAATAATGCTCTAGGCAATGCATCTAATCATGCAGGACTAGTTCCTTACGCAAAAGACATCTACAATGATCAGACATTAAACTATAATGTAGAGATAGCTGCAACTGTGTCGGCATTAACTGATGTTATTACAAGTATTAATGCAGCATTACCAAAGGATGTAGAAGGTAATATACTAGGAAGATTACTTGATGCTAGTGGTGCTCAAACCTTTTCAGTACTTACTACATTAGAGACTGCATCTATCCAGACTAATCTAACTACTGCTATAGCGACTATCGACTAATGGCTACAACTGGTTTCACTACTGCTGGAACTGGAACAAGTGTAACTGGTCCTGCTACACAGGAGAGTAGTCCTAATTGGTCAACTCCTGGTAATGTAACTGCTGATGATGTAGCAGTATCTTCTACTGATATGAGAGATGATCCAGGAACTAATAGTGAATATCTTAAAGGTACTAACTTTGGTTTCGCGTTACCAGCAGGTGCAACTATTGATGGAATTGAGGCAAGGTTCCAATGTAATAGTTCTGATGCTCCGGGTAGTGGCAATAGATATGTTGCTGAACTAACTGCTAGAATATTTAATGAAGCTGGTGTAGTTGAAGGAGATAATAAAAGTGATACAGCAGATTGGCCTGCTGCTGTAACTACTAAAACATATGGAGGTGCTGCTGATTTATGGTCAGGTACATTTTCAGATACTGATGTAGAAGATATAGACTTTGGTTTTGGAGTGGTAGTAATATTTCCATCTGATGCTGATAGAGGACAAGGTTCTGTTGATGTTATAGAAATGAATATACATTATACAGAATCAAGTACTACTATTACACTTGCTGGTGCAGATAGTTTAGCTGTATCTCATGGAGTGCCTACTATTACTGCTAGAGCGGTAGAGGCTAAAGGTTTTAGATTTAGAAACCTTGATGGCGGCAAAGGACCAAGGTTCTAATGGCTATTACTTATGTAGGAGCAGGAACCGCAGATAGTAGAAACACTTCTGGTGATGTGTTTCCTACACCACATGCAAGTACTTTAATTGGTGACTTCATGCTGTTGTCGCAGCATCGCAACGACGAACTTGGTACGTTCGAAGCAGTTACAGGTTTCACTGAAATTCATCAACAAAATCCAACTACTGGACAAGATAGAAGTACTGGTCTTTGGTATCGCATAGCAACTGCGGATGCACCGGGGGCAGTAACTTGTGGGCATACTGATGCTGGCACAGAACAGTATGCAGCACAAATTGAAACATGGCGTGGGGTAGATGGTACTACGCCATTTGATGTTACATTCGCTGCGGGTAGTCATTTAGTAAACCGAGTTAATAAAGCATCTCCAAATGTAGATGCATTTCAAAGTATTACTACTGTTACAGATGGTGCATTTGTTGTTGCTGTTGAGATGGTTACACATGATGATATCACAAGTAATGCTGATCCATCAGGATATACAAATGGATTTCGATTAGTAGGTACTAGTCATCAGCACAGGCAAATACAATCTTGGCATAGAGAGATTGCAACTGCTGGTGCAGAAACTCCGGGTGCTCCGGCTTATACATCTAGTCTTCTTACCGCAGAAAGTTCTCAATATACATTAGCATTAAAACCTGCTGGTGGAGCTGATGTTACTATTACTCTTGCAGGATCTACATCTCTTACTCAAACTGACCAAGTACCGATACATGCAGGACAGAATGGAGCAAGTTTCTCTACTGCATTGAATACAGCATTAGAAGCAGATGTATCTAGTGGTAATGTAAACTTTCGTGTAATCCTACTATATCAAAATGATGGTAGTCCACTTACTCCGACTATGAAGGTACGGTACAGTAAGAACTCTGGAGCTTATGCAGACATTACTGGGGTAAGTAATAATGTACAGTTATTTAATGATAGTAATTTAACTAATGGAGCAGATTCAGTACAGTTAATTGGATCAGGCACTTTTGAAGCAAATAACAATGGTATCTTAGATACTTCAGCTACTTTCACTCCTGCTGCTCTAGCTACAGCAGAAGAAGGTGAATGTGAGATATCTGGGACATTAATTAGTGCTGACTTAGCTGATACTGATACTATACATTTGTTACTTCATTATAGTGATAACACACCAGTAGGTCCCCAAACACAAGTCGCTCTTATTAATATAACTAAAACTGGAGGGACTACTACAGTTACTTTAGCCGGTGAAGATGGTCTTACTGTTTCCCATAATTCTCCTACAGTTGGGAGTGGAGCTTCTAGTTCTCCGACTGCTGATGCTCTTACCGTATCGGATAATGTGCCTACTGCTAGTACTGGAGCAAGTAGTAATCCAACGAATGATTCCTTGGTTGTTGCAGATAACATTCCAACAGTTGCTAGCGGGAAGTCTGTTTCTAGTCCTAGTGATTCAGCTACAGAAGTAGATAATGCTCCTGAAGTTTTTACTGGTGCATCTATAGCAGGACTAGTTGATGCATTAACTGAGACAGATAATACTCCTACAGCTTCTACAGGAGTACTAACTAATCAGAATAGCGATTCATTAACTTTAGTAGATAACGCCCCTGAAGTAAAGTTTAATGCTCGTGTATATCCTGATGAAGATACATTAATACAGACAGATAACATTCCAGAAGTTGTTACAGGAGCATCTGTTGATGTAGGAGTAGATAACCTTGTATTATCTCATAATGCTCCAACAGTTGGTAGTGGTGCTCGTGTAGATGTACCTTTACTAGAACTAACTCAAACAGATAATGAGCCTCGTAGACTTGTAGATGTTGTAATTAATGTTCCATGCTTAGAGATGAGTATCTCACATCAAGATCCTATTATAAGTACAGGTGTTGTTGTTAGTATTCCCAGCCTATCTATGGGATTAATTACTTATGCTCCAATATCAGTAGGAAATAATTTAGGTGCTAGAGAGCCTGATGTTCGTTTAGGAATGGGACTAAAAAGAGGGATGGGATTATAATGGCTGTATTTAATCTCATAGATGATAGTATTCAGGATAGATTCTTGCAATGTGTAGCTAAGATACAAATACTTGCAGGAGGATTTGCAAATGGTAAGACTTCTGTTGCATGTGTTAGAGCATGTGAGTTGGCCCGTGATTATCCTGGGAGTAATGGTCTTATTGCTCGTAGTACATATCCTAAACTAAATGATACTATTCGAAAGGAGTTTCTTAAATGGTGTCCTCCAGATTGGATCAAATCATTTCCGAAGAGTCAGAACGCATCGAATACATGCACCATGACGAATGGTACAACTATAAATTTTCGCTATATCGCACAACAGGGAAAAAACAATCAAGAGTCAACTACCTCCAATCTATTATCAGCAACATACGATTGGATCATAGTAGATCAGATGGAAGATCCAGAGATAGTTCACAAAGACTTCCTAGATCTGTTAGGTCGTCTTCGTGGTATGACGAGATATCAGGGTGATGACCCTAGAATGCCTAAGACTGGTCCTCGCTTCTTTATGATGACAGTCAATCCTACACGTAATTGGTTTTATAAGAAGTTAGTTAAACCAGTACATGACTTCATTAAGTATGGTCGTATATCTAATGACTTACTATGTGTAACTGATGACGATGGTGCGATTGTAATAGATGAAGAAGGTAAGCCTGTTCCACTCATAGAGATCTTTGAAGGATCTACTTATGAGAATAAAGATAACTTAGAAGCTGATTATATACGTACACTTGAATCTACATATAAAGGACAACAGAAAGATAGATACCTATATGGTAAGTGGGCTGCTTATGAAGGACTAGTACATCCATCATTCGATGATGGAATTCATATGATACCTCATGAACAGATATTAAGTTACTATAACAAGTGTAGACATGCGGGAACACTAACTATCTTAGAGGGATATGATTATGGACTTGCTGTTCCTTATTGCTACTTATTTGGTTTCGTTGATCCTCATGGAAATGTGCTCATCCTCGACGGTGATTACAGATCTGAATCGTCTGTTGATCAAGACTTACCAGATAATCCAAGTCATGCTAGTTCGATTCTATCTATTCGAGAAGAGTATGATTCAGAAGGTAGTATCATCTTTTGTGACCCTGCCATCTTTCGAAGAGGAGCAGGAGGCAAAAAGGTTGTTGGACAAACTGTTGCAGGAATGCTCAACGAAAAAGGAATTAAAACGCAACGAGGTAATAACCACATTGCCAATGGGATCGTTAAAGTAAATCAGTATCTACATATACAAGGCTTCCATCGTAATCCCATAACTAGGAATGATGGTGCTCCTTATATAATGTTCAGCGATAAACTAGAGTTCGTTGAAGATGAATTCAATGGATACTATTGGAGGAAAGATTCTTCAGGAGATACTGAAGATATACCAGTAGATAAGAATGATCATGCAATGAACACAATCAAATATCTGTTGTCTCGCAGACCTGAATTGGCTAAGATACTAGAGTTTAAAAAGCCTAAGCAGGTTGGTTGGTATAAGTGGGGTGAAAGGGATATTCAAGCCACTACTAGAAAGTTAGCAAGACATGGCTGATCCTAGAGCATTTATAAGGATATTAGAGGCATTTACTAAGGATAATGTAAGTATTCGCCCTAATGTACATAAAGAGACAGGTAAGGCAGTCAATGTTCCAAGACCTAAAGGCAACTTACAAGAAGCTCCTGGACCTGTACCGGGTAGTAACATCATTACTCCTAAGAGTTCTAGTGTAGATATCGATGAAGCACTCTTTAGGTTATCACAAGATGAACAGAATGCTGTACTTGCAAGAGGTGCCGCAGAGATACAGAACCAAACGATTGGAGCACAGAATCCACTGATTACTCCTAGATTTGATTTTCATGATTCAGGAGTTCCTATTAGTGATAAATTACTAGAACTAGAGAATATATTCCCTGGGGCTAATGAGTTTAAAAACTTTGAAGGTAGATTAATTAATCTTGGAGGACAAGGTTTAGATTCTACTGAGCGACAAGGTATTACTGGAGCAGGTCATCTACCTAGAGCAGACTTTAATCCCAATGGAGAGGAAGTTACTAATACCTTTGATGTACTTAGAGCAAGGATACTCGAATTCCAAAAGAAGAAAGGTGGGAATGCTCCTGAACTTGTTAGAGGAATAAACTCTTCTGCTAACTTTGAACAACTAAGTAATATAGGTAGAAGCTTTGCTGCTGGTAAGGGTGGATTTGATCCATTTGATCCTACTACTGAACATATAGATCAAGCTGTATTCTTTAAAGCTAATAAGATGTTACAGGCTTTCATGCAGAAGGTTCAGAAGAATGCAGGCTTAAATCCAGCAATACAACGATCTAGAGAGTTAGGACCTAGTTCTAGTAACTTTGCTGCACAGAAGGGATTAGATCAAGATACTTTTAGTTTACTTAATCCTACAGGTCCAGGTAAGGATGGTGCGAAGTCTCTAGATGATATAATGAATGCACTTAAATTTAGTAGAGAAGGACCACCTACTTCATTTGAAGCATTTGGTACACGATCACAGCTTACTAAGCCAGGAGATGATATAAAGCTTCCTGACGATAGAATCAAGTTTGGTCTAGAAGATGCTTTCAAGGAATTAAGAGAACGTAACGCTCATACTAGACAGTCTAGAGGTGGGAATGTCGTTGATGATCTCTATGAGTGGAACAGCTCTGTACCTGTACACCCAGGTTTTCATGGAATAGAAGATGTTCCTCCAGGCCCTAAGAAACTGGAGGATACATTTGATAGAGTAGAAGATAGACCTAGTAGTGGTGCAACAGATGATCAACGTACATTTGCAGCAGGTAATGATAGACTAAGTGCTCCTACATTAGAAGAAGCTGCGGAAGAGTTAGGACTTACTATTGAAGAAGCTATGGATGCCTTGAAAGGTAAGATGGAAGTAAAACTTCCTAAAGGATCAGACTTTGTTGATCCACCTAAAGCTCCTACTGTATCAAATGAACAGAGAAAAGCCCGTAACAAAGCGGGTAAGAAGGCTGGACTATTAAATGAAGGTAAGTCAGTTAATCCAAATGCAAAGAGAGTTAATGCTGATAAGGTTATGCCATTAGAACCTTCAACAGGCAAGTCAGTACAAGGCGAAAATCCTCTAAAGCCTTCAACAGGTAAGTCAGTTGAGCAACAAGTTGATGAAGCCTCTCCATCACATCGATCATTAGGAAATAAATCTGTTCCTAAACAACAAGTAAGGCCTGATGCAGTTACTAAGAAGGGTAAACCTCCTGAAGAAGTAACAATTAATAAGAAGTCTACCGGACAGAAGTCTACTAAGTCACCAACAGAGCCAGTAGAGAGTCAAGATGCTAAGAAACAACTACTAGAGGGAGATACCCTCTCTGCTATAATAGAGGCATTAGGAGGTTTACGTAAACCATTTCCTAAAGAGCTTCGAGCAGGAAGTTCTAATTTGACAGAAACTCCTAAGAAGTTTAAGACTACTAAAACAATTGAACGCGAAGCTGCTCTAGATGCATTTGGTACAAGAGATACAATTGATAATTCTAAGGCATTCCACTTGGAAAGGCTGGAAAGAGTCGCCAAAAAGCATAAAGTAACTCAGCGAATACAAGCTATTAAGGAACAACAAAAGCAAGTTTCTAGGTACTCACAGAGATTTGAAGTTCTACAAGATAGAATAATGAAGTTACTTACTCCTGATCCAGATGAAATTCCATTTTAGGACAAGATAATGGCTGAAGAAGACAACATTCCTACAGAAGTATCAGACAATATTGATAGGTCTTTAGGCGAAGAACCAAGAAAGAAGAAGAAGGTTCAACCTACTTATCAAGTATTAGGTGATTCTAAGATACCTGTGTCTAGTGTTACAGGTGATACTTGGAAGTCTCGTTTTCGTATGGGTAAGAAAGCTACTGAGAATGTATCTAAAGCATGGGATGAAGCCATGCGGTATTATGATAATGATCAGACAAGGCATAGAGCAGATACAGATGAAGATGTATCAGGTAACTTAGTAGGTAATCAGAGACTTAATGATAATATCACTCAGACTGAGAATATCATTTACTCAAATACTACTACAATGGTTCCGGCACTGTATGCTCAAAATCCTAGAGTAGAGTTTACTACTAGAGATGAGAGTAAAAAGAAGCTTGCTACAGCAACTGAAAGACTTATTAATGACTTACTTAATCGTAAGAGTAAGCCAGGAGTAGCAATTAAGAATAAGATTAAGCGTAGTGTCGTTACTACTTTGCTTACTAATAGGTCTTGGCTAGTTGTTAATTGGATTCAAAAAGAAGAGAGTAGTGAGCAAGCTCTATTAGAGTTACAAAATCTTGCTCAACAACTTGTTAAGGCTAAGAAACCTAAAGATATTCTTGAGATAGAAGGTAAGATTATGGCATTGGAGGATACAATCTCTGCATTGAATCCTGCTGGTCCAGATGTAAAGTTTAAACTGCCTAGTGAGGTTATTACTGATCCTGCATCTATTGAACTACCCGGACATGATGCTCAATGGATGATGATTATAGATTACTTACCTACTTCATTCATTAAAGCTAAGTATGCTACTAAGAAGGGAGCAGACTTTAAGTCTCTATTCAAACCTAGTCATATAATGAAGTTAGGTGAGAAGGATGGAGAAGCTCATACAGGACAAGAAGTAGACTTCAGTCTCTTTGACGAGAATGATTTAGCGAAAGACTTTGGATTTGAAGATGACAACTCATTTGAAAAAGCTCAAATGACTAAGGTTGTCTTTGTCTGGGATAAAGTAACTCGTCGTGTACTTATGTTTAATCATAAAGATTGGACATGGCCTATTTGGGTATGGGACGATCCACTTAGATTAGATACTTTCTTTCCAGCCTTTCCACTTACATTCTTTGAAGGCCCATCAGGTCCGAATACTAAGGGTGAAGTGTCTTACTACTTAGATCAAGCAGATGCTATTAATGAAATAACAGATGAGAAGCGTAGAGCTAGACGTTGGGCTAGACGTAACATCTTCTTTGATAGTAATAGAATCAATGCAGATGATGCAGCAGCAGTACTTAATGGAGATGATGGTACAGCTAAAGGTGTTGATGTACCAGAAGGTATGAAGATTACTGATCTTATCTTTTCTATGCCTACTCCTTCTATGCAATTTGCTGAGCTATTTGATAAGGAAGAAGAGTATAAAGCTGTAGATCGTATCTCTAGTGTTAGTGAAGTACTAAGAGGTGCTCAATTTAAAACGAATACAACTAACCGTGCTGTCGATGCTAATGTATCTTCATCTAATATGAGACTAGATGAGAAGTCAGATGCTATAGAAGATCATGTTGGTTGTGTTGGTTGGGCAATAGCACAGTTATGTCTTATGAATTGGGACAAGGAAACTGTTGCTGGTATTATTGGACAAGAAGCTGCGGTAGATTGGGTTAACTTATCTCCAGAAGAGATTCGGTCTTCATTTACTCCTAGAGTTGTTTCTGGTACATCTAAGAAGCCTACTTCTAAAGCTAAGAAAGAAGAAGCCTTAGAACTTGGACAGGTACTAGGACAGTTTGTACAAGCTTCTCCACAAGTAGTCATTGTTATGCTTGAAGTACTGAAAGAAGCATTTGATGAAGTCACAATTACTGAAGAACAATGGCAGAGTATCATTGACAGTCTGTCACAACCAGCAGCTCCCGGAGGTTCTCCTCAAGATGCTGCATCAGAACCAGGACCAAATAGTCCAGGAGTTACAGAAGGTGGGGATGAGCAAGCAGCCGCACAAGCAGCAGAACTAAAGGCTACATTAGACACACTAACACCTGAACAGAAGCAACAAGTAGCGGCTCTGATTCAAGAAGGTGTACAGCCAATTCAGGCTGTTCAGCAAGTAACAGCTACTCAAACACAACAGTAGTAAAGGGATTACTATGCCAGATGAAGTACAAGAGTCAACTGAAGATGCTATTCTTAGTAGTATAGGAGAAGTTGATGATACGGCCACAGATACGACTGCCTCAGAACAAACTCAAGAAGCTACAAATGATACGACGAATGCGGCGACAACGACAAATGAGGCAACCACAACAGACCAAGCAACTAGCTCTAGCGATGGAATTAAGCCAAACACACAACAAGGTAATAATCCCCAAGACTTAAAGCTAAATGATGGGACTATTATTAAAGGTGGTGCTGAACGTCGTCTATATGATAAGGGTGTTAAACTACAAGGACAGAATACAACTCTAACAAATCAGCTTGCAGAAGCTACAGTTAAGTTAACTGCTTTAGAAGGTACAAATACATTAGGTACACAGTATAATCTGTCTGCTGAAGAACTCACATGGGGGGCACAGCTAGCCGCAGCGTATAAGAGTGACCCTGTTGCTACTATGAAACACCTCTTGACACAGACCCAATCAGCAGGGCATAATATCGAGGATGTCGGCGGGTCTGCTGTCGATATGAACTCTATCAAGAAGATGGTAGAAGATGCAGTAAAACCGATGACAGATCGGTTTAATTCGGAACAAGAAGCTACAGATAGACAAATAGAAGCAACTAAACTCTGGACAGACTTTCAAACAGCTAATCCAGATGCGACAGTACATACTGATTCTATTGCCCAGTTACTAAGAGAAGATCCTACGTTATCTCTTTCTGCTGCGTACTACAAGCTCCAGTCTATGTATCACCAACGTGGACTTGATTGGAGCAAACCTTTAGAACAACTTCGAAATGAAGCTGCTGCTAGAGAGAATGCTACAAATACAAACCCGAATGAACAGATTAGTACTATTCCTTCCGGCGGTAATACAGGATCGAATAATCTATCTGATAATTCAGGAGCAGTAGCAGTAGATACTCCTTTAGATGATATAATTAAATCATCCATGAAGGAAGCAGGATACGCAACGTAATGATTGATAGTAACTTTGGAGCATAGAAATGGCAAGTTCACCTATTGCCACGGTTCTCAACTCTACACTTACTAAGTCGCGTAAGAAGCTGATAATGGCTTCTATTAAGTCTAATGCATTGCAAGCATGGGCTTTTGCAACTAACCGTGTAGAGTTTGAAGATGGTGGTCACGAAATTACAAACCCACTTACTCTAGGACGTAATCCAAATATTTCGTCTTATGAGTACTTCGATGAACAACAGATTACTCAGACCAATGAATTCGATACAGTAAGTTACAACTGGTCGCGTGTTGGTGGTACTGTTGTTATTTCCGATCAAGAAGAAGACGAAAACCAAGGTACAGCACAGATCTTTAAGTTGATGAAAGCTAAGATGGAAGTCTTGGAAGAATCAATTAAAGAGAAGTTCTCTAGCTACCTCTATGCAGTTTCGTCTGGTACTGATCCCCAAGGTCTTGGTGATCTAATTCCAGATGATCCTACTACTGGTACGCTTGGTGGTATTAACCGTGCTTCTGAGTCCCAATGGAGATCGTCTGCTTACGACTTCGATGGTAATATTGATTCAACTAACATTGAAGAAGTATTTGATGATGTCTTACTCGACCTTACTATGAAGTCGAATAAGCCTGATATCATTCTTACAGGTCGTAATCTTTATCGTACTTATCGCACAGCAGTACGTGATAAGGTTGTCATTAACTTGTCTGAATCTAATTCAGGTAAGAAGATGATGGATCTAGGGTTTGCTGGTGTTAAGCATCAGAATATTCCCATGTTGTATGATGAAGATTGTCCGGTTAATAAGGCATACTTCATTAACAGCCAATTCCTTCGCCTCCACATTCTTCGTCATGTTAATATGAAAGTCAAAGAGCTTGTTGCTCCTTGGACTATCGATGCTCATGGTCGTAGGATCGTTTGGCAGGGTCAGTGGTGCTTATGGAAGGCTTTCCGTACTCACGCTGTTGTGATTGATGAATAGACAGGAGATTAAGGGATAATGTCTGGACAGAATATTAAGAAAAAGTTTGAAGTTCATCCTTATGATGGACCTGATGTCGATGAAGATCGAAAGGTACAACGTACTGTTCATACCTTTGATGCAAAAGATAGGTGTTTTAAGACTAGTACAGTTAAAGAAGATGCTGGTTTTATGGTTTATACACCTGGAGGCAACAGTGTTCGTATTAAGAATAAAAGTGAACTTCATCGATTAGGTTTTGGAGGTAATCCTGATCTTATTGATATGGAAACTGGTGATGTAGTGGGACCGGCTGATACTAGTCTTAAGTCTCACTCTGAACGAGTTACTCATAAAAGTAAGCCCAAGACCCTTCAGGCTGCTCTATAGGAGAAATAGATTATGAGTAGAGTCGGACAAGACTACTTCCCTCGTAATATCAGTCAGTATGTTCCACTTATGGAATTCGCTGCTGATGTTATTCAGGGGCAATGGTTTGGAAGCTTGGGAGCACCTCAGGCTCTAGACCTTAATGGCATTCTAGTTGGTGCCTCTGCAACAACTTCTGTGCAAACATATACTAGTGCAGATTGGGCTACTACATTTGATGGTAGTGCAACTCATCTAGGTGAATCTGCTGCTGGTAGTATTAGTGGTAAGTATGGTCGATGCCTTACTATGACTGGTACGGCTGGTGCTGATCATGTTGTTACTGTAACAGGTAAAGACTATCTTGGTCAGCTTATGTCAGAAGCATTTACACTTTCTGGTACTGTTGCACAAGTTGGAGTAAAAGCATTTAAGTATGTTGATACTGTATCTGCTGCGGTAGGTGCCTCTGGTGATACTTTTGACCTTGGTTGGAATGACAAGTTGGGAGTACCTTATTCCCTTCAGGTCGTTACTCGTTTTCTAGAAGATGGAGTAACAGGTTCACCAACTACTGTTGTAGCAAATAGGTCTACTGGCACAGCAACTTCTACAGATGCTCGTGGAAGTATCGTTCCTGCAACTGCTACGAATGGTTCACGAGAATATGAAGTAGCGTATTCCTGTTATACTTCTGACTTGCATGGGTTAGCCGCGTATAGTAGCTAATTTGGTAAAGAAGTGTCTCAGGCTTTGGAGGGTGGAGGAGGTTTTAATCCCTTTTACTCCTCCCCCTCTACTGAGGAAATAGATGACAGTATTTCGTGAGTTAATAGACAGAACAATACTGCGGATGTCTCAGGTTCCTGGGGCAGCTACACAAACTTATGCAGAAGATAGAGTAGCAGAGATGCTACAACATAAGTTTGATATACTCTTTGATGAGTATTGGTGGCCGAAGTATAATCTATGGTCTACTTATACACTAGATGGCTCTACTGGAGTAGTTACTACTGATCTCACAGAGATCATTAAAAGGTTTGAAGATATTCGATCAGTATTCATAGGTAATACTAGTCGTAGAGTACTTATCCTTGGTCCAGAACAAAATCCTAATATTATAGATGGAACAGATCCTAGAGTATACGAAGCAAATGCAGATGCCGCTAGGGTTATAACTATATGGCCTAAGACTGCTACAGGTACTTTAGATATAAATTATCAAACTAAACCAGATACATTCTCTTCAGAAGATGAAGTAGATATGGATGATCAGTTAATGATCTGTGGTGCTGCATGGGACTACCTTGAAGATGATGGTACTAATCCCGGTGCAACTCAGAAGTTCCAAAACTTCTTTGAGGACAGATTAGCTCAATTGACAAGTAAGTTAAATAGTAGGCCAATACCACTAGATCACTTTGCTTCTCGATCAGATACCTTTACACTCACAAGGATATAGTTCGTGAATCCTCAATTATTATTAGAGCTTGCAAAAAAGTTAGGTGGTAATCCTGAAACTTCACTTCAGGGGCGTTCGAGAGTTCTTCCGCCTAATCCTTTAGCAGAAGTTAACCCTAATATACCTCCTGGTGTTAGAGGAGTTGATCCGAATGGAATTAGTACTCCTCTACACGAACCTCCTATCGATGTTCCTCCAACTGGTACTGTTGAGGACTATATGCGGCAGATAGATGAATTTAATTCTGATGGTCCTCAGCCTAACTGGAGTGATCCAACAAGTATACCAAGTCCGACCAGTCAAGCGATAAGAGATGCAGAAGATGATGCATTGATGCGTACTATTGAGCAACAAGCAGAGGCTATGGGAGAAGGTGGGATTAATTTCGGTGAGGAATTGGAGCGGCAGCTAGAGCATCTATTACAAACACGGGGTTTGTCGGGTAGAAAGCTAAAATGACAGCATTAACCCGACCACGTATTCAGAGAAAAATACGTAGGCAGTCAGTCCTTAGTGATATAACTATCAGAGATTTCTCTGGTGGGTTGAATGTTGCTGACAATGATTTAAACCTTACTACTAAGTTTGCTACAATATCACAGAATGTTATTCGTGCAGTTGATGGATCACTTACTATTCGTCCTGGCACAGAGTTATTCTCTGATGTAGTTGGATACATGGACTCCATTATTAATATGGAGTACTTTCGCAATCATATCATAGTAGTTGGTAACAATGGTAAGGTTGTTAGAGTAGATGGATTAGGAAATGTTGTAGAGATTTGGTCTGATGATTGGGCAGATAACTTAGCTGGTAATCCTACTGGATGGGATGCAACTACTTTCTGTTCATTTGCTAGGTACAATGGTAGTCTTACTATTCATAATGGAATTAATAAGCCTATTAGTGTAGAGCCTGATCTATCAGTAACATACGTACAAGATAGAGCGATAGGAACCAATGCATTTACACCAGTGGGTAGGTACTCTCATACACAAGGTAGGTACTTGGTTATCGCAGGTGATCCTGATGCATCTAGTACTATTCACATTTCTGGGACTGATACTACTACATTCGTCGGTGACTCTCTTACTGATGCTGTGTCTATTGATCTCGGCAGTCGTGTCACAGTGGGTGAAGTTGAGATTAAAGGTATTGGAAGCTACCGCAATCAGCTTGTAGTTGTCTTTGAAGAGATGATACTTCCATTAACATTAGGTGTATTTAGTGGAGATGATCATTCTCCTACATTTGGTGATGAAATAGAAGAGTCAGGAACTATAAGTCATAGGACACTTCAATCAGTTGGTGATGATCTCCTATTTGCTGATTTGAATGGGGTATCTAGTGTTCGTAGAGCAGCACTAACTACATCTATTAAATCAGAGAAGTTCTCACATCTAATTGATCCATTACTACAAACTACTTTCGATAATGTAGTAGATAGTGATGATGGTATTCTAGTTGCAGAGGATGAAGTATTCTCTGTCTTTGATACACAAGCAGGTAACTATATGCTGTTTGTGCCTAATGAGATTGGGAATATTACAGAAACAGTATGCTATACATTCAAGAAGATTGATAAGTTAAAGATAGCTGCATGGACTGAATGGAGAGATTGGAACTTCAAGGCTGCATGTCGATCACAGTTGAAGAGAGTATTCTTTGCAGATCGTAAACGTCCTACTCTTATATGGAGAATGGGAGAAGAGCATCATAAGAATGTAACTGATTCAAATAACATCTCTGTAGATTATAAGGGATATGAAGAAACATTCTCAGATGGTACAGCTTTCATCGATGGACATGGTTGGACACCAGTAGCTGATATAGAAAAGTCAGGAGTTCCTATTCGTTGGACTTGGGAACTTCCTTGGTCAGATAATGATACAAGATTCAATGTTAAGTCTTCTAGATACATTAACTTTGATACACAAGGTGAAGGACGATTTACTTGTGATATGTTTGTAGATAACATCTATGATGACAGACAGTTCTTAGGTGAGACATTCTCTGATGGAACATTGTTTACAGATAGTCTTGGTTGGATAAAAGAGTCATTAGTTCCAACTTTAACACAGAGCTTTGCACTTGGAGACTCTCCTGGGTTTGGTAGAGATCAATATGGTAGGTTATTCGGTGGTGGTAGACCTACAAGAACAGAGAAGTTATACGATTGGTCTACGACATATAAGCTATTCAAACTTCGTCTAAGTGGTAAAGCAATTAAGCCAATGAGGATAGTATCTATATCATTGGCTTACTCTACAGGAAGTATTAGGAGGTAATATGGCTTCAGCAGTTGATACAAGTTTTCCCCCTGAAGATGAGCAAGTAAGTAAGGGTGATTTTCGTGCTCAAATGCTAATCATATCTAATGAGATTACAGCATTACAAAGAGATACAGATCTACCAAATAAGATAGCATTTGGTGATGTAGCTATCGCAACTTTATAGGTTTAATATGTCAGATAAAATTGGAGTATTAGGTGAATCAACTACTGCTACAGTAGCTACTACAACTGTCTACACATGTCCAGCTTCTAAGGCAGCTAAGATCAGTCTTATGTGGACTGGTCTGGCTCATGCAGCTAATAGTACAGGTGATCTAACTATTACTGTTAATGGAGTGAATGTAGCTGTAATCCTTAATATGACAGCGGCCAACTACATTCTTAGTAGTACTGCTAAATTGAATGAAGGTGCACAAGTTGCTGCTCCTGACGGTACTTCTGAAGCTAATACTGTAGGGATTGCCCCACAAGTCTATTACTTGTCTGCTGGTGATACTGTAACATATACTATTGGTACAGATGCTATGCAGTCAATGAATATGCAAGTAGTAGGTACAGAGATTGATGTCTAATGGTTACAAAGACTTCTAACTTCAAATTTAATCTAATTACGTTAGATGATACTCCCTGGCATGAATTCGATCATGACAACTGGAGGATCATTGATACTGTACTAGCAAAATTTGTTGCTATTGTTAATCTAGTCGGGGTATGGGACAACTCTTTAGCTATTGCTGTTGGTGAGCGGCATATAGATAGAGAGGCTGGAACTATATGGACTGCTTTAGTAGCTCACACAAGTCCTAGTACTGGTACATTTGCAGAAAGTAGAGAAGCTATCCCAAGTAATTGGGAATTGTTCTCTTCCATTGATGCAACATTTGCAGGTAATTGGGTAACTAATACTAGTTATGCTCAAAACTCCTTTCTTGTTGATGCAAATAGATATGGAGTTACAGTTGCTACCTATACATCCTCTGATAGTTATGATACTGATGTTGTTAACGGTAATATCATTACTCTTATCGATGTTGCTCAAGCTGTAATAGATGCAGAAGCTGCGGCAGTATCCGCTGCGGCTAGTGCAGCTACAATTAGTTTGCCTTTAGCTGTTGCTTCTGGTGGTACAGGAGGAACAACTGCTGCATTAGGTAGAGCTGGTTTAGAAATAGATGGTGCGAGTAATAAGATTGCATATGGAGATCTACCTACTGGTACAGAGGGTGGAGGATTAGTATTTAATAGTAGTGGAATTCTTTCTGAACAAATTCAATTTTCTACTGGAGATGTCAAACTTACTTTAAAGACTGCTGCTGATACTGGTTGGGTATTGTTTGACGATGGTAATATAGGTAATGCATCATCAAGTGCTACTACTAGAGCTAATGCAGATACAGAAGATCTTTTTACACTCCTTTGGACTAATACAATTGATGCTAACTGTGCTGTTAGTACTGGTAGAGGAGCTTCTGCTGCTGCGGATTATGCAGCAAATAAGACTATAGATTTACCAAAAGCATTAGGTAGAGCATTAGCTACATATGGTACTGGTTCAGGATTAACTGCTAGAGCTTTAGCAGAAACATTGGGTGAAGAAGATCACGTACTGCTTGAAGCGGAGTTGGCCTCCCATGCCCATGGGCTACCTCACGGTAGTAGTCCGGGGGCAGGCCCTACCGTTCAGGAAAACACCACGAACACCACTACCACTCCCGCCTCTAATTCAGCCGGTAGCGATACGGCCCATAATGTAATGCAACCTACACTATTTCTTAATACAATGGTGAAGCTATGATTTTTAGAGACTTTGATGGGAAGATCATTGTAGGTAACTTCCGTTGTACTACAGCACAGTTTGCAGTAATTGAAACTGATTATACAGGTTTGCCTTTTGATATAGCTCAACGAGATTATAATACATCATCTGGTAGGCATATACTTAAAGATACGCAGAACAAACAACTTGCTGGTGAACTTCCATATCCTCTAGGGGATACTATTATTTCTAGACAAAGCACATACCAAGCACTACTTGATGCAGCATTTCCTGCTCCACCTATTCCTCCACCTGATCCAAAGAGAAAAGCTCCATCAATTCCATCAGGTAATAGTGTTCCACAAATGCGAGCCGAACTAGCCTTACTTCGACAAGTTTTAATTGATGCAGGATATCTAGATGAGTGAGTACAATGAGCGTTGAACATGACGATATAAAAATAGAAGTAGCAAAGTTATCTACTAAGTTAGATGAGAGATCAAAAAATACAGATGCTAGAAATAAAGCTTTAGATAATATAGTGAAGGAAATTAAAACAGATTTCATCACACTTCGACAAGAGTTTGCATCTATCAAGGATGATGTAAGTGCTATATCAGGTAGCTTTAAATCTATTAAATGGATTATAGGTATTGGTGCTACTGGTACTGTATCATTACTTGGTGGGATACTAGTGAAGCTATCAACGTAAACAAAGGAATATACAATGGGATTTTTTACTAAACGATCTAAAGAAGCTTCTACTTGGGGTGGGCTAGGTATGGCTGTATTCGGCTTCGGACAGATGTTCGATGCTAAAGAAGCTCCAGCCATTGCTACTGCGGTTGAGCAAGCAGGTACAGCCTTTGCAAGTGGAATGCCTTGGTGGCAGGCAGTACTGCTAGGAGCTACTGGTACTGCAATGGCCTTTAAGTCTGACGGCGACAAAGGATTTTAAGATGGGAAAGCGTATCAAAGCTCTAAGAGGTATATCTAAGACCTTTGGTGAGGCTCCTAAAGATCCTACTGAGAGGTTTGTTGGATTGTTTACACATTTCTTAAACAATCATAAACCTACACAAGAGGATAGAACTTCAACGAACTTAACAGGTAAAGCTAAGTTTAGTCCAGAAGAACAGACTATGCTTAGTAAGGCTTTTAAACGTATGCCTCCTGAGAGTCAGCAGAAGTTTGTTCAAAGTATGCAAGGTAAAAGGCAACAGTAATGTTGTTACTACACTATTACCAGTATGGATTAGATCCAGAGAAGTATATCCAACAGAAGTTTGGTGGAGTATGCTTCTATGGTGAAGATGATGAAGATGCTGATTTTGGTAGTCCTGATGATGCTGTAGATGATCAAGGTGAAGCTGATGCAGGAGACGGATCAGGTAGTAGTGGAAGTAGTGATGATGACTGGGACTTTAATGAAGAAGCAACTGAGGCACTCAATAAAGATGAAGAAGAGCTTTCTGAAGCTGATCCGGGAGAGTTTGGTTTTGGTGAAGGTGCTTCTACCGGAATCAATGCTGGCTTTGGCAGCTTTGGATTAGGCCCTGACTTTGATTTTTCATCTGACTCCTTTGACTTTAGCTTTGGTGAATTTAGTATTGCAGACTTCTTACAAGGAGCTGCTATTGCATTAGGTGCTATTGCTTTTGGTCCTGTAGGAGCGTTAGCTGTATCAGTATTAAGTGATTTTGCTAGAGGAAGAGACTTTAGTACAATTGCAGCTAGAGGATTAGGAGCCTTTACTGGTATCCATGGAGCAGCTTCTTTAGCTGAGAAGTCTGGACTAGGACGAGCTATTAGTGACTTTACTCCTGACTCTATTCAAGGAGCAATCAACTCTTTATCTAGTAGAGCAGGAGATTTCTTTAGTCCTGTTGGAGATGTATTTGATAATATAGATGATCAGGTTAATAGTCAATTAGGCAGTTTAGAAGATTCTATTAATGACGTATTTGGTGGAGGATTTGGCACTGTTGACGCAACTCCTGAAGCTTTAGGAGCAGAGTTTGATTCAGAAGGTGATGCTCCAGATCCTTTAGGAGAAGCAAAGCAAACTAGATTAGAATTACTTAATAGCTTACTTGCACAAGTTCGTGGTGATGCTATTAACCCAGGAATTAGTGCTCAAGAGTTTCAAGATATTATTCGTGGTGGAGTGTTAGGAGTTAACTTTGCTTTGCCAGCAAACATTGAAACACAAGAAGGTGTTGATCCATTACAGAATATATTCGATACCTTTGGTGACTCTTCAACACTTGCTCAGCAATTCTTAGATATAGAAAGTAGCCGTAGAGGTAATGAGTTTGCTGACTCGAATAATCAATTCTTTCAAGACTTACTCAATGAAGACTTTGACAGAGAACAGTCTATTGATAATGTCATTGCAGGATTAAAGGCTCCCTTTGCTAATGATGTAGCAACTCAGCAAGCTAGAGGTAACTTAAATGCCTTTGGTGGAAAGACTGCTAATCAATTCATATTAGATCAAGAGCAGAGAGCTAGAACATTTGGATCAGAGTTCGATGGATCAGATCTATTTAGCAACTCTTTGCAAGATATTGAAAGTAGGGCTGATGAAGCAGCTAGAGGATTCCAACTAGGACAACCAGACTTTGACTTTACTCCCTTTGAACAAGAGGCTACATCAGCTAGAGACTTTAGACCTTCACAATTTGAAGATAGTTTCCGTACTGCTGTAGAAGGGCAAGGCTTCTTTCAGCCCGGTGGAGTAAGTGCTGGAGCAAGTCAACAAGGATTAGTTCCAGGAGGTTCTGGTAATTCAAGAGGTGGAGTTTCTCCAGTAGTAGGAGCCTTAACTGGTGATGAAAGAGGATTGAATGAACAGAATAGGTTCCGTAGTAATAATCGCGGACGTGGTAATACAGGAAGTGGAGCATTTTAATGGGCGGACTATTTAGCACATTTAAGGATGTATTTAAAGGTGTTACTAGTGGTGACTATGGTTCGGCTGGTGCTAAGGTAGTAGGTTCACTCTTTGGTGATAATGCTAAGCGTGATGCTAACCAAGGAACGATTGAACAGATACTAGCTGACCGTGCTCAAGGTGCTGGACCTAGAACAGATGCATTTGGTAATGTAATCAGTGCTAACAACGTACAGGTTAGTGAGAATACACAGCCTATCATTGATGCTATTAGTGGAGCAAATAGGTCTGCTAATGCTGGAGTAGATGCATTTAATACATCAGGTTTCTTTGGTGGTGAAGAAGGTAGTAACAATCCATTTAATAGGACTAATGCTACAGCAGCTATCGAAGGAGATAACCAAAGATTACAGGATGCCTTTATTAATCCTGCACTAGATAGGTTTGCTCTACAGAATGTACGCTCAGGTAAAGGGCCAGAGACTAGTAACTTCGGCTCAGGTGTTCAGGATGAAGTTAACAGGCTAATTAGTTCATTCAAGATTGGAGATGAACAAGCTATCAATGACTTCATTATAAAGAATACTCTTGGCACAGCAACAACTGCTGCAAACTTTGCTAATACAGCTAGTCAAGGTGTGCCGAAGCCTGGGGTTGATCCTAACTTTACTAACTTATTGAATGCTACTAAACTTCCTGCTCAAGATCCAAACAACTTAATATCTATTCTAGCTAATGGAGCAGGTAGGTTGATTGATCGAGGACAGAATAATGTGCAAAGAGATGCAAACAATGATCGAACAGATGCACATTTTAGGTTATTGTTAGAAAGACTAATAGGTAATAGTAGTCACAAAGCAACTGATCCATACTCAGGATCAGATGGGGAGATGTTCTTTTAATGCCTGAATATAATCCCTTTGCTCCTCTAGAACAACTAGGTACACAGAATGCAGCGGATAGAGCTGCTAATCAAGCTCGTAGTAATCAGCTACAAGACTTTGGTTTGAAGGATCTTCTCTCACAGATTGCTACTAAGAATGCAACTGAAGCAGCAACAGTTAAGTTTGGTCGTGATCAGGCAACTGCTAGAGCATTGGCAGCATCTGATCACAAGAAGGCTACAGATGTACAAGCTTTAGATAATCGAGGTAAGCTTGCTGTATCAACACAACAAAGTAATAGCAAGTTGCAAGAGGTACTTGCTGGACTTGGTATCGCGGCTGATCCAACAGGACAAGGTGGACAAGCAACGAACCAGCCTCATGTACAAAATGCATTAGCACAGATACTTCAGAGTAATCTTGGAGAAACTAATGCTAATGCTGCTGCAAAACGTAAGGCTGCTGGACAAGGGCCAATTATTCCTCCAAGTGGTTTACCACAATCAGGTCCAGGATCATTACCACCTCTATTTTCTGTACCTTCTACTAGTGCAGATGTTAAGCCTGCTATTACTAGTGTGAATACTGTTGTTAATGGTAATGAAAGTACTGATGGATCAACATTAACTACCTTCCCTCAAGTACCAAATAGAGATGGTACAAATCTTGTTCCAGCGAAAAGCGAAGTTACTAAGTCACGAAAGAGAACAAAACAAGATAAAGTAAAGACAAATAATTTCGCTGCTCAACCAACTTCGAATGCACAAGATCAGTCAGTTGCTAACTCTGCATTAGCTGCTCACTCTGCTAGGCTTGGTAGACGGATACAGCCTACTGATACAGTTGGGACAATTACAACTCTTCCTGATGGTTCTAGGTTTGTACCTGTATGGATAACACAACCTAATGGATCACTTAAACCTACAATATTACAAGTACCTTAATGCCTAATCCATTTGAAAAGGGATCAATTAAAGAAGCACTAGCTAATGATAGTACAGGTAAGCTAGCATTAGGACTTGCTACAATAATATTTGGTCCAGATAAGACTACTAAAGAAAATGTAGAATCACTAAAGCAACTAGCTCTAGGGGCAAGTGATCAAGTAACAAGCTTGCCTGCTATGGGTGGTGCAGCATTTGAAGGGGTAAAGTCTGTACTACCTCCATTGCATAGTGCTGATCAAGCCTTTAGTGATCCAAACTCCTTTGTAGATAATCTACTTGCTAACCCTGCTGTACAACTGACAGGTAAATTACGTAAAGGTGCTAATGAATTACTAGGTACTGGAGAGGCACGGACCCCAGGAGACTCCTTCCTTCGTAATGGTATTGGAGCAAATACATTACCTCTACCTGTTAACAAATTTACTGGCCCATTACTTAATAGTCCTCATATAGCAGCAAAACTTGCTCGCATTGCTACACCAGTTACTAAAGCTAATGATCCTGCTCGCATGATGACACAGCAAATCTTTGGTGGGTCAATAGATGCAATTGCTAATGAAGTAACTAATAATCCTGCTGCTATTAGTAATACTCCTGCTGGTAAGATCATTGGTGACATTGATCTAGATAAAGACTTTAGCTTAATTCCATCTGCTTCAGCACAGCAAGTACCACAAGCTATTGATGATGTAGAAGTAATTGGATTAGATGGTGCTCCCGTCATTCCTCAGTCAGTGTTTCCACCTAATACCGGAATACCTGATCTACCTTTTGCTGATCCTGAAGTTGTACCACTAATTCCACAACAAGAGTTAAATGATGCTATCACTAACTTAGAGGATCAGACACGTAGAGCAGAGCAAAACCAGACAGTAAAGGATGTAGGTAAGACTCTTATTGGTATTGGTATTGGTGCAGGAGTCCTTCGATATAGGAAGAGACAACTCATACAACATCAGAAGAATGCTGGTGTTACTGGAGCTGGACCTATACAAGATACTCCTGCTGATGCACACATACAAGCTATACTTAAAGACAATGGTATCATTGATCATGTAGTTACCGGTGCTCCAACTGCCTCTAGAAATGCAGCTAACAAGGGATTAAATAGAGTTGATGAGTTAATAGGTGATGGAGCTATTGTACTCAAAAGACACTTAAAAGAACTTGGTTATCCAGATGATGAGATTGATAGTCTCATGGGTAGTAGCAAGATGAATCATCTTGGGATAACAGGACACTTCTTTAGGACAGGAGAATTAGGACAAGATACTGGCATTAAGTTGCCTGCTCTATTAGATATGGATAATGATTTACTTGTATTAAGTAGGACAGGTAAAGACAAGTTATACAATGAAACTATGGTTGCTATGGCTGAGCTATCTAATCGTAAGAGATCAGGTGGTGTGCGAGTAGGACTATGGGGAAGGGACCAGAAACCTGTAGGTACTGAGCAACTAATTAAAAAGATTGAGAAAGGTTTAGGTGATCCAGCAGTCAATGATCTCATTCGTAAAACAAATGAGTGGACTGATGGAATGCTTGAGTACTTACATAAGAGAAAGTTACTTACTCCTGCACAAGCAGAAGAGTTTAAAGAGTCCCATACTGTTGCAGGTATGAGGATGTACTTGCCGATGACTGAACAGAAGGGCATGGAAACTCTTACAAAGAAGATGGCTAATATAGTTGGGCCAGATTCTACTGAGGGACAAGAGCTTATAGGTCTATCTAATATGTATGCACGTTCCAGTGAGTTTGCTGGAGGTGTAAAACATCCTATGGCTCCTATGAAAGCTATGAAGCTATATGCTATTAGAATGATTGAAGCTTCTAATAGAAACCTTCTTGCATATGAAACATTAACTAGACTATCAAATCTTAAGACTACTTCTGGACCAACAGGTGTAAGTCTCGAACGTGTACAGAGGCAAGGAACACTTAGAGTTCCTGCAAAGTCTGCGGAAGATGCTCTTAAAGAATCAGATCAAGATGTAAGATATATTGGTAAGTCTGTTGTTGATGAAGATGGCAGTTCATCTTTTCAGTTTGGTGTTAATGGAGTAGTAGATGATAAAGAGATAAGAGAAATGTTTACTCTTAACTCTGCGGGTAAGCCATTAAATATTGATCTTGCTGATAATGCTATGAAGAGTAGTAATGTTATCAGCGTAATGCATCAAGGAGAGATTCATAGATTCTTAGTTAATGATCACAGCCTACGTGCACAATTGTTTGCTCCAACTCCTAGACTTCAAAAGTTTTATAACATATTGAGTATGCCTAAAGCTATTGGACAATCACTTACTACTGGTAAGTTTAGTCCCTTTCAGCCTACTGCTGTAGTATATAATATTCTTAATGCTTCTAATGTATTAGGGCTTGGTAGTTTTACAGGACTTACTAAGAATAGTATGTTTGGTATTATGACACTACTTAAGCAGGGTGCAGCAGAAGAAGTAGGTACATATACTACACAGAAGATTGCAGCAGATTCAGGTATATGGAAATATCTATCTCCTGATATGAAACATGCAATACAGCAGAAGTTAACTGATGCTGCCGGAGACTCTATGATTAAGAGTATTCGCAGAGAGCAAGGTAAGTTAGCAACTGGTTTAGATATGTCAGGTAAAGTTAAGTTTCAAACAACTGGTCAGATCATGCGAGAGTTTGCTCCAGACTTTAATAAATTTTTTGGTGTAGATCAAATGCATCTAGCATATAGAATGCTTGGAGTATTTAACAATGCTATGCATCAAGGTACTGCTTTTGGCTTAGCTCAGAAGATGATCAATGATCTTGGACATGCTCCGTCACCTAAAGAGATTAGAAAGATCTCACAACAAGCTGGTGATATAGTAGGGGATGTTAACTCACAAGGTACTGGTAGGTTAATGGATTTAGTCCATGCTACAGTACCATACTCTGAACCTACTATTGCTGCATTCCGTGTACTAGGTAGAGCCGCTGCACGTAATCCTAAGAAGTTTGCATTAGCCTATGCAACATATATAGGTGTGCCTACTATGACCGAACAGGCATACTTAGAGACATTGGATGAAGCTGGCATAACTTATACAGATCCTGAGACTGGTGAAGTTCTTTCTTATAAGAAATGGTTTTGGGATAACCTATCTGATCACAGGAAGATAGCTTCTTTCTATGTACCTATTCCAGGTAAGCATCCTAGAGATGGGCTGTTATTTCCTACATCTCCTGAGTGGGGACCAGGTAGGGGATTCTTATTAGACTCTGCAAATGCTATGCTTAACTTGTCAGGTGATCAAGATGAAGTAGATATAGCTAATCCACATAGAGTACATATGAGAGCGGGACTTGCTCGGATGTTTGGTATTCCTATGCCCACTCCTCTAGCAATTGGACTAGGTACAGTAGGATTAGAAGGCAGTCTTGGACCTAACTTTCGTTTCTCTAATAATCCTAGTGATCCAGAAGGTGAAACAACTTTCTTTAATATTCGTGGTCCGGGTAAGGGACAGACTGTTACACGGTATGGTGATACAAGAAATGTAAATGATGCAGTAGATCAAGAGTTATCTATCTTACTACGTTCATTATTCATGGGTGGAGAACGTTTGATTGCAGGATTTGCTGATGGATTTAAAGCAGGAGCAGAACCAAGAATTGAAGGCACTAGTACAGTTGAAGGACTTAAGTTTGGTCTTCAAGGATTGGGCCATGAGTTTGTAAAGAAAGCTCCATTCCCATTGAATCCTCTTTGGCCTAATCAAACTGTTCCACGTAGTAAGACTAGTAGAGATGTACATGCAGCTACATCTAATATGCAACTAGTTGATAAAGACTTCAAGGTAAGACAGACTGATGGACAAGCTTCAACAGATGGTAGACCCTTTTCTGCGGAAGTTCCTGTTACACAAGATCCAATCTATAATCTTGCTCAACCACATATTAATTTTGCATTACAATCTATTCGACCAATGCAAGAAGAGATTGCAGTACTTGAGAAGAATATACGTATCATTGGTAACTCATTCAAGGATATCAATGGAGAGAGGCTTACACATACAGAGCGTACAGCAAAGATAGATAATTATACGATGGCAATCAATGCTAAGATGATTGAGATTAAGTTAGAAATTAGTAGACATCAAGAAGCTGCAAGAGAAGAGATGGCAGGTCATGGACTTGAATGGACAGGTAACTTCTCTACACTTAAGCCTAGAGCGTCGGCTCCGAGAGAATCGATAACACCTTCTGAGTTACTCCCGCCCCCTCAATAGATCTATTAGCTCGATAGTGTTTGCCTCCTCTAGGCTTCTCAAACATTTGTATAATTCCAGCTTCATGAAATAGTTTCATCATAAGTTTATAGTCTTCTGCTGATACAGCTTGCCGTATCTTTTTGTATAACTCAGTATGTCCTAGTCCATCCATGCCTGCTTTAATTAGGTGCTTGCGTACTAGATCTATACCATTACCCATCTTAGATACATAGCTTACTCCATCACCAAAGATTAAGTTGGCTTTAGATTTAACGTCACTGATAATTCTAATTGCGTTTCGGATATGTTTACTTTGCACTTCGTAGGTTCGATCATTAATGCAGAGGCATGAGGCAAGACGCAAGATATGATCATCCTCTCTAGCTTCGAATGACGACTGGAACGCATCTGAGTTGTGATCCCTTTTATTGTACCAATTAGAAAGTACTCTAATGCCTGAGGGATTGACCTTGATGGGACCAATTCGTCTTGCAGCTTCACAGAGTTCAGTATATTGTAAGAGTAGATCACTTCGGGCATTGTTATCCTCATGTTTAGGCCACGCTATTTTACGTTTAGGTAATTCATCGACAACAAATATGACTCTAGATGTGAATCCTCCTTCGATAACTGAAGGATTAATATCAGTAGCGAGCCAAGTAGGAGTGCTTGCAGATATGAAAGAAATGTAGACATCACGTAACTCTACTTTATGATCATAGTTACCGGGACTATCTATAGAGGCTGGACAGTCATATAAGTCAGTAAGGATTCCAGGCATAGGCCGCATGTATCCCTCTCTACCAAGAATAGAAACCATTTCAGTGTATGATAAGTGAGCACTACATTCTCCTACTGTGTTGTATCGGTCTTGCAAACCATCGATGAAACCAGTTGGAGTTGTCCTAGCTGTAATAAGATTAACTCGCTGGTAATCTTTGATGATTGAACTAATGCTTTTGACAGCCGTTGTCTTTCTAGTTGTGCCTGATTCTGCTGCCAGAACAATGTACCAATTAAGGTAAACAGGAGCACGAGGACGATCAATAAATACACTCCTCCCAACCCCTGCACCAATTGCCCATAGACTGCACCAGAAATCATACGAGTATGATGTTTCAACTTCATACATATACTGCATGTAGTCATGAATAAATGTATTCTCTGGGGTTAGCTTTGCGTAGTTCATTCATTACCTTCTCAATACCAACAACTAGCTTTACACCTTTACTCATTTCATTAGTGTATAATGTAATTCTAGTTAATCTTTCATCTTTTTTGAATGGGATTATTGCATCAAAGGAACTAACTTTTATAAGTGTCTTTCCTCTTCGAACTTCTTTAATTGCTCTACAATCGTAATGAATATTTCTATCATTTGCATCTACAAATTCATATGTAGCAGCTCCTTTTTTAAATCCTATCTTCTCCCATCCAGGGTATAAGTTATGGTCCATAGCAAAGATTAGTTGTTGATTAAATACGTATACATAACAATCTACTCGACCTAAGATACCAGTTCGCTTACTGAATCCATTGTGGGTAGTGTGTAGTCCGCTAATGTGCTCCATCTATGTATTCCTTTCTCATCAGGCTCACTGATCTTAAAGTCTGTGAAGATAGTAACAGGCTCACCATTAATAATGATAGGTTTATGTGCATACTTCTGCATGATACTTCTAACTACATCACCATGTTCAGGTTTGTGTAATGCAATCAATGCATCATGAATGTTCATCCAGATACGAGCTTCTTCTTTGGGCCAATCAGGATCTTCTTCACACTCATAGATGATAGATGATACCTTATCTCCGATAGTAGATTGTGGTCCGAATGCTATAACACTGTCCATTGAATCATCAGTTAGTGTTTCAAGGAAGATCATTCTTCTACCGAGTGGAGTGAATAGCATTCTGTTCTGTTTGACTTCAGAGATAATTCGCTTCCACGCTTCTTGAATTTCAGGGTAAGCTCTGTGATAAGCGGCGAAGGCTTCAAAGGCCATGTTAAGAGGAATGTCGCAGACTTCTGCCAACTTGGGTGCTTGCATTCTATAGTTAAGACCGTGAACGCACCGCTTACCAAGGTATCTTTTAGTAGGTTGTAGATCCTCGGTCCAATCGCTTGTTGGAATATCATCATAGCTGAGCTTGAAGATACGCGAAGCGTTTCCTCTATGGACATCAAAACCTTCCTCTGTTTCTGCTCGCTTGAAAGTCTCGATAAGTCCGTGTACTCTCCAAGAGTGTGCAACAACTTTAGCCTCCGCTTGTCTTAAGTCAAAGTAACTGAGTTCATACCCTGGGTCTGCTATGAATGTGGGGTACACTCGATGTGGTTGGTTCTGTAAGTTCTCTCCACTCTTCCACATATTAGATGCAGATGATAATCT